AAGGACGCGCTGGACGCTTATAGTCACCTGCCACGTGAGGGGGAGTGGACCTATAGGGAAACGGACAAGCTTCTTGCACAGCGTGCGCGTGGCTTGGGCTTAACTGTGTCGGAAGAAATGGAAGACGTACTAGGTGACGCGTGCCTTGAGCGCATTACGTGGCGCTTCGATAGTCAGTATCACGGGGGGGAGCCGGAAGACTTAGGCGCTTTCCCTATCTGTGAAATTGAAACGCAAATAGAACACGAAGCATTGCCTTCGTGGTTTACTGGCAAGTCTCCCGAAGAACAGCGTGCAATCATTGAAGACGTGAACCGCGCTTGTGACCACTATGTGCAAGGTACAAGCGGGTGCACCCAGTGGGCGGCGCTCTTAGTTTACAGCACACTAGACGCGGCTGTTTTCTATTCACTGTCTGACAAAGCACTGCGTGAAGCGCACGCTGAAGTCATGGGGGATGCGTAATGCCTAAGTTTAATTGCGCTCCCACGGGCTTTAACGTTGTTAGTCTTTTTGACTATACCGGAAACATGGTGCGTCCGTGGGCTGAAGCGGGGCATCATTGCACCATAGTAGACGTGCAACATGAACGAGAAGGCATGATTGAACACTTTGAAAGCGGGGGTTCAATCATGGCGTTGCGCATAGACTTAAGCGACATCACCAACGTTGCAAAACTTGCGCGATGGAAGCGCCCCGAAATAATCTTTTCGTTCCCGCCATGCACTGACCTTGCGATAAGCGGGGCGTGCCGCTTTAAGGCAAAGCGCCGGGCAAACCCACACTTTCAGACTGAAGCGGCAAACTTAGCGCGTGCAGCTTGGCAAATGGCAACAGTGCTAAAATACGATTTTGGCATGGTTGTTCCGTGGATGGTGGAGAACCCCGTGTCTGTCTTGTCCACCCTATGGCGCAAGCCCGATTATCGGTTTGACCCGTGCGACTTTGGCGGGTGGATACCGGAAAACCAAGCCGCTCACCCCGATTACCCCGAAGTCATACCGGCTCGCGATGCGTACACAAAACGCACGTGCCTATGGACGGGCGGCGGGTTGCGCTTGCCAGAAAAGCGGAGAGTTGAGCCGCAGTTTTTGGCGTCAGGTCAAACTCCCTTGCAAAAACTTGGGGGCAACAGGCCACGCACCAAGAAGATTAGAAGCGCGACGCCGCGGGGCTTTGCGTTGGCTATGCACGCGGCTAACACTAACTAAACCCATGCGTTCACGCATGCACCGTAGAGGATACAAGATGAACAGTAAGTTACGCACGCCTAAGCGTGCCCAAGGTCCAGACGTGAGCGGCGCTCCCGCCTACGTTTGGTCCGTCCAGTCCTACGCCAAGCAGAACACCGTGACTGTCTGGCTTGAGCCGCAGTTTGACAAAGACGTGGGCGACTACGTCTTTCCGGTCGTGGACGTTTACACCAGAGCCGGAACCGCTGAGTTTCGCCACGTGAACAGACGGGACAGGCAAGCCGTCATGCGCAGCGTGCGCCGGGTGCCTTGGCGGTCTTTGCCAGACGAAGTGATGGACCTAGTGTCTCAACAGTGGAGCCGTGCGTATGACTAAGGTTCAACTAATCAGCGCACATCATGGTTGGCATCGCCCTGGGGGACGTACTCGCTGGGTCTGCAAGGGGGCGTGGCCTGTGTCCCCTCTGCTTGGACCCGAGGTGCTGGAAACTTTCATGCAGGCCCAGACGTTCTTGCGTGAGCATCCAAGTCAGCCGCCACTGCGCTGCATTACTATTACAGACGAAGATAATCAAAGCCGCGTCCTGTTGGAACACGATCACACAGACGTACGGATGACCCGGTATGAGTGAAAAGCTAGCAATTTTTTTTCTTATAATTTTTACGATTGTATATTTAATTTGGTGGAGTTTAACTTGGGGAACGACATGACTGGTTTGGATACGACACATGAAGATGCGCTGGTGCAAGCTTATGAAAACGTGGATTTCTATGCTGACCTGTTGCATTCCTGCATCTTTGAAACGGATACTGGGCGTGTAAAAATAAATGTTTCTGATTCAGACTTGATGCGTTCTCTGTCTGGTCTTATGCAATCAATCTGTGAATTTGAGAGGACGTTTGGCTTGGCCGAGCGGCGCTCTTGACGATGGCCTGTCTGCTTTATACGTGTCAGGTGTTGCATGCGTAAACGCAATGCACATTGGGAGACATTAAATGCAGATAGAGAAAAAGACAGTAGCCGCATGCGCTTCACAGCTTGAGGCGTTTGCGGTGTCTGACCCCTACATGAGCTTGCCGCAGGTTCTTACTTTTGTGCGGCTGATCGAGCTACTCGCTGATTCGGAAGACCGTTGGGTGCGGCAGTCGGACGTGAGTGCAGGCGTACCAGTGACGCAGCCCAGCGTAAGTAGGTGTCTAAGTTACTGGTCTAAGTTTGGAGACCGAAAGCACCACTTTTTAGAGCTAGCACAAGACCCGCAGGATCGGCGGCACATGTTGGTTGCACTAACTGCAAAGGGGCAGGCGTTCGCCAGGACAGTCTTCCCGCAACTAAGGGAGTGAAAATGCAGACTTTATCCAGCGTAATCAAACAGTGCCGCGGCGTTGTCTTCCGCAACCACCGGGACCAGCGAGGCGTGCGCCAACACCTTAACGCCCTGTCTCGCAGCTACCTTGGCCCAATGCCAGTTGAGCATGTCACGGCGCAAGACATACTGGCCTTGGTGGATGACATGATTAATGCCCAAGCCGCTGACGGCACGGTGGTGCACAGAGTGTCAAAGCTGAACCGCGTGTTAGGCTACGCGTTCGACCGTGGGTTGAGGACAACGCCACCTCCCAAGGTAAACATCACCCGCCACACTCGACAGCGCGAGTACGAAATCTTGCCCGAAGTGGAAGACGCATTTGCTGCCGAGCTAGCTAAGAGGGGCGTGCGGTTTGCGCACCTTTTTAAGTTCTTGTTGTACACTGGCGCACGATACGGCGAGGTGACAAGACTAGACTGGGCAAGCGTCTCGGACTCGCAAGTTACGTTCCTGGCTAGCACTGTTAAGACGGCGAAGGCGCGCACGTTGCCCCTTTTCCCCCCTGCTGCGGCAGCCATTGCTTGCATGCGCGAAGCGTACAGCACACAACCTGGCCCGTTCCATTGGGCACAGGATCATCACTATTTTTATCGGCGCTGGAATCCAGCCAAGAAAGCGATTGGCCTGCGTGATGAAAAAGATTTCGTGCCGCATGCGTGTCGTCACACGTGCATCACTCGTCTTGCCCGTGAGGGTATGAGTACGATGCGCCTTCAACAGTGGGGTGGTTGGGCTAGTCTCACCATGCTACAACGCTACTCTCATCTCGAAGCGAGCCGCGATTTAAGCGACGCCACGCAACGTTATGCGATTGACAAGCCTCCCGCTTAGCGGATAGGAGTCGAACGGCAGGCACGGAGAAAAGTGGTGCTGGTAAGGTGACTCGAACACCCGACCCACGCATTACGAATGCTTTTTCTTTGCCTGCCATTAACGTGACTGTAAGCATTTCACAAGGCAGGAAACATGACCGCGAATTTTAGACGCGAAGATGAAGCGCAACGCACCGACAGTGCTTCGACGGAACAGCAAGAACTAAACAAACAGATGAAGCTGCGTGGCCAGCGCGCTTGGGTCAGTGGGTTTCACCGGCGCATGGCTAGCGGTGACGCCAGCACGCTACCACCTCTCCGTCATTTGGCAGGTGGTTTGCACGCTGACCTGACAGATAGGTTAGAAAGACTGAGCGTGCAAGCCCCACCCCCAGGACGGTACGCCAAGGGCAAGTGGGCGCTGGCGCACTACGTCCAAGCGGCCAACGCGGAAGACGTGGCAAGTGTAATCATCGGGCAAACAATGAACCTCACGATGCGCCAGCTCCACGGCATGGCGTTTGCGCAGTACGCACGCATCATCGGGGAGCGGGTGCAAGATTATGTTCGACAGTCAGCGTACCTGCGTTCGTTTGCAGTTGACGCGTTTGACTACATCGACAGGGCCAAACGTGAGAGGTACGGCAACCGCATGGTCAAGCGTCGGCATGTCCGCCGGATCATTGATCGGATTGAGGGCTTTGACCCCCTGCCAGAAACCAGCATCACGCAAGCCGCCATTGGTTGCGCAGCGTGGCATCTTATGTCTCTCACCAGTAATCTTTGGGAGGTGCAGAAGCGCCTGACGCCCCGTGGCCACTGGCAACCGTGGGTTGTCCTGCGTGACGTGGCTTACTTCCACATTCGTGACCTGGCTGAGCAGTTTGGGGCGCGCCGTATGCTCCCGTTGCCTATGGTTGACGTGCCGGTAGACTGGCAGGCTGAAATGCCGTGGGCTGGTGGGTATAGTGACATTGGCAAGCGTGCGTTGGTTCGGGGATGGACGCGCAAAGACTGTGACTTGCTGGGACTGAGCCAGCGGCCAGGTCTGCACGGGGACGTTAAGCTTAACCGTATGGTGGCCGCAGTGAACTTGGTGCAGCGCACGAAATTCCGCATGAACCCCGTGGTCCTAGAAGCTCACCGATGGATTGTCGAGAACGATATAGCGTGCGAGCTATACCCCCGGTTTGTTGAGAAGCCAACGTTTGAGCCAGCCGTGTGGGACAACACTGAGACACGTCTGGCTGCACGCAGCGAGCTTAAAGTGGCAAGGGTGCAGCGCACCAAAAATCTGCCAAAGCGCAGCACCGCGGCAATCAATGACGTACACATGCACATGTTTGAGGGCAAAGAGTTTTATCTGCCTGCTGCCCTGGGTGTGTACGGCAGGATAATGCACCGCCCGATGATTAATCCGCAAACAAGTAAGGGCGTGCGCGGGTGCATGGAGTTCGCACACGCTGAGAGAATTGCCGGGGATGACGCTGCTGAAGAGCTGCTTATCTCGATCGCTAACGATTGGGGCCAAGACAAAGCGACGTTAAGCGAGCGCGTCGCATGGGTTGAAGAGCATGATGGCATGCTGCGCAGTGTGGCGGCTGACTACAAACGTAACCAAGACTGGCTGGATCAAGAGGCACCGACAATGGCCTTGCGTGCGGCCCTTGAATACAGCGCTTTTAAGGAGGAAGGTCATGCTTTGGACTCGCATTACGTCTGCTACAGGGACCAAACATGTTCGGGACCGTCACATTTTAGCTCTATGCTTCGGGACAGCAGCGCTTACGCAGACCTTGGCTTGGTGTCTACACAATATCGACCTGACATTTATCGCAGCATCGCTGAGCGCGCTGTTGAAATAGCAAGGGGTATCGACACACCCGTCTGTCAAGCGGTGGCGCGGAACGGCATACCACGAAGCATAGCCAAGGCGGTTGTGATGCCTGGTGGTTACGGGGGTACGAAGCTTGGAACCTACCGCAAACTGCGAGATGAAATCGTGGGGGCTAGTGTCGCAGGAGAAATCGAGCGGCCCTTCGAAGACACGTACGCATACAGCAAAGCGCTTAACGAGGTTGTCTGGCTGGCATACGAAGAGCGGCTAAGTCGCACACGGGACGCAATGAAGTGGTTGCGCAGCGTGGCCACTGAGTTTGCCGCACAGAACATACCTATGTCGTGGGTGTCACCAAGTGGTCAGCCAATAAAGTTGGCTAAGTGGACGCGCAAAGAGCGCAAAATTGAAACTCTGATCGGCGAGCAACTTTATCGCCCTACCTATTGGGCCGATACTAATGAGCTTGACCCCCACCGCATGCGCAACACCCTGCCCGTGGCTTTCGTGCACAGCTACGAGGCCGGTTTTCTGCACAACTCTCTTGCTCGTATGGGGGATGATAACGTCCCCATCAATAGCGTTGTGCCTATCCACGACTGCATTGGCGTGCACGCTAACGCAGTGACACAAACAGTAAGGACTTTTAAAGATGAGTGGTCCCAACAATACGACGGGCAAGAAATCTTTGACCGGCACTTTGGAGAGTGGCAAGCAATCTGCCCCAAAATTGAAGAGCCGCCAAAAACAGGCAGTGTCCCCTTTGACCTTGCCACCAGTGACTACTTCTTCCACTAGCCCCACCCCCCGTAAACGTAAAGCAAAGGTAAAAGCTTGTGAAAATTGCCGACACATCTTCAAACGCAAGGTTAGCGGAACAACTCTCAGAACTGAGTGCCGCCGATACCCTGCCCCCGTACCAGTCACTCACGACTACGGATGCGGAGAACATGCGCCTTCGACTCATTAGATTGTCTGACGACCTGTCCATGTCAATCTCCACAGACGGGACAGCGTGCCTATACGATAGCCACCAACTGGACAAGTTGGAAAGCTTGGAGACAAGCAAAGAACAGATGGCGTTGCTTGACCGTGCCACGGTCGTAGACTTGGACGCTGACGAAGTGCATGCGATAGCGCAATTGCTGAGCTTGCACGTAATTTTTCAACTGATTACCGACGACGAAGAGGATGACGACGATGACAATTCAACCGTTCACTGAGGCTTACCAAGTCCGCAAAGTCATGTTGGGGCGTTGCCGTCTCATGAACAACGTTAAGCGCAAATGGTTTTACAACGTGCAGCACCCGAGCAAGATCACCGAGAACTACGAGGTGTGCATTGGCATTCCCGCAGCCGCATGGGAGGCGCTTGAGCCAGACTGGAATGTGGCTTTCGATAGCTGGGGCTTGGATCGAGACAGCAAGATCGAACGGGTCACGGAGTTTGACGAGCAGTTGGCTGTGGTTCGCACGGCGCGCAAGTACCAAAATAAAGACGGATCGGAATGGGCGCAGCCTAAGATTTTCGACAGCCGTGGCCAGCCTGTTAAGCCTGACCTCATGCCAGGCCACGGGTCCGTGATTCGACCCACTATTTTGCTGCGGTCCACAGAAAAAGGCGGGACACACTTTATGCAAGTGCAGCCAGCTTCTTTCCAGCTAATCAAACTCGAACAACACGTGGGGACTTATGACGCAGTGGAAGAAGAAGGTGCCTACGTCGCAGAAAACAGCTACGCGGCTGTCGCGGGTGGGTACGTCGCGGAATCTGAGGTCCAGGCCGAGTTCTAATCCCGGCAACCTGCAAGATGACGAAGGGTTAATTAAAGGTTTCCGCAGTCAGTTTGAAGAACGCATCGCATCGGACTTGGTGTCAAGAGGCATCAGGTTTCGGTACGAGCGCGAGGCCGACAAGCTGACGTGGATTAAACCCGCCACACACCACGTTTACACGACGGACTACGTGCTGCTGCTACCTGGCAACCGACAGATTTACGTCGAAGCTAAGGGGCGGCTGACCGGGGAAGACATGGCGAAAATGATTTTCATTCAGCGACAATACCCAGGGCTGGATATTCGGTTTCTGTTTGCCAATGCACGCACGTCCGCTGGGCGGCAAAAGAAAAACGCAGGTGAGTGGGCGACACGACACGGATTTGTTTGGGCAGAAAAGGTGGTGCCGGAGGGATGGTTGACATGACAACAGAACGGGAGAGCGCAATTCGGAGCCGGTTGCCGTGCCCTATTGAGGGATGCCAAAGCAGCGATGCGTATGCCGAATACACCGATCATGGTTTTTGCTTCTCGTGCGGCGGAACCGTGCAGTATGGTGGCACAACACAGGACAGACACGACGTGCCACGTGCCAAGTCGGATAGCGTAGCGAAGCGCGGACAAATTCAAGCTATCCCCCAGCGTGGGCTGCGTAATATCCAAGTGCTTAAGCGGTACGGGTACGAAGTAGACGAAGACGGTAATCACCTCGCGCCGTTCTTTCAGCCCTCTGGTTTGGTCGCTGTCAAAGTGCGTACGCCAGACAAACAGTTTTACTTGCAGGGCAAACAGACTGACCGCCTGCCACTGTGGGGCCAAGGACTTGAAGCACCCAGCAAAAGCAAGACGTTGATTGTGACGGAGGGTGAGATTGATTGCCTCACAGTTGCGTCGCTGCGGTTGGAACACACGCACTGTGTTAGCCTGCCTCAAGGCAGCAACAGCGCGAAGACTGTATTACGACAAGAGTCCGAGTGGAATTACCTTACTGGCTGGGGGACAGTGGTCCTTGCGCTAGACGGAGATGACAACGGCGCTGAAGCGACGGAAGTCCTAGCAATGGCGCTGACGACAAGCGGCCAAGACGTTTCTGTGCGGCGTGTTAAGTGGCCGGTGGGTTACAAAGACGCTAACGATGTAGAGTGCAAGGCGGGGGCTGAGCATAGCCTGCAAAAAATCATTATGGGTTCTGCCCCCTGGCGACCCGAAGGCATCCATGCGGCGCGAGACTTGCTGCACTTGCTGCTTGAAGAGGATAAGCCGGGCCTCAAGCCCATGTTCTCGGGTCTTGAAGAAAAGCTGAAGGGATACCGCCCCGAGCTTTGGACTATCGTTGCTGGCACGGGCGTGGGCAAGTCAACTTTAGCCAGTCACCTGGCTTGGGATTTGATGGCTAATCATGGCGAGCCAGTTGGCTTGATGCTGCTCGAACAGAACAACAAAAAGACACTACAGCAGCTTATTGGTATCAACATCGGCCAGCCATTGTACCAACAAGCCAACGCTATCCCCAAGCAAGAGCAGGTCGAGGAAGGGTTGAAGCTCTTTACTGATAACAACTGTTTTATTTTTGACCACTTCGGCTCAACGGATAGCAACGATTTGCTTAAGCGTATGTCCTTCCTCGCAACGGGTGCGGGGTGCCGATGGATAATCTTCGACCACATCACTATGGCAACCACTTTAGGGTTTGACAGTGACAGCAGTGGCCTGAGTGAAAGGCAAATGATTGACGCAATCACTACGCGCATTCGCAGTCAGATTGTAGAGGGGTGTGGCGTCGGCGTGATTATGGTTAGCCACACGCGCAAGGCAACGGGCGGCGGTGAGCATGCAGATGGGTCGGCGTCTGTGCGGATCAGCGACATTCGAGGCAGCGGGTCCATCGGCCAGCTATCTGATGCAATAATATCGATTGAAAAAGTGAAGGACAACGATAGCGAGGTCGTTGAAAACATGGTGCAAATGAATGTTCTCAAAAATCGGTGGTGCGGTTCGACGGGTTTTGCGGGGCTGCTTAAGTACGATGAAGATCGGGGGCTACTCGTTGAAGAGCAAGGCCAGCCAGCAGAATTTTGATTTGCTGTATGACGTGCACGATCTTGCATGCACGTACGCGTATGACCGGCCCAAGTGGACCCCGTTCAAGGACAAGCTTGGCGAGGAAATCCGGCGGCTAGAAAACGAGTTTGATTCGCTGGATGGGGTGCTGTCATTGATGCGCCAAGGGGTTGGCTTGACGGCTGACGATTTAATCTCGATGGGGTTTTGGTGGCGCAAGCCCTCAAACGTATGGGCTGAGCTAAGACGATACGGCTATGACTTAGTAGCTTTTCGCACAGGCCATAGACAAAGACGTTATTATCTTAGGGAGTATGCACCCGATGTTACTTGCGGTGGACGGAGAGTTTGACAGTTTAGACCCAACTGTTTGCACGGCGCTTTGTTGGGTGGACATAGACACGGGCGATGAACACGACTGCGGGTTAGGCGTGGAGGGCGGCTTGCGGTTTTTGATGGGCGACCACACACTTGTGTTCCACAACGGCGTAGCGTTTGACCTCCCGGCCCTGCGCAAGCTTTACCCGTGGTTCCAGCCACGCAACCCAATCGTTGACACTTTAGTTCTGAGCCGATTGGCATACCCTGATTTAGCAGAGCGTGACCTTACTAAGTGGACCGTGCAAGAAATGCGCGAGTTAGATCACCGGGCAAGACCAGGTAGCCACGCACTTAACACGTGGGGCGTGCGGCTGGGCTTGAACAAAGGCGAGTACAGCGGCGAGTGGACGGATGGATACAACGCAGAGCTAGCTGAGTATTGTCTTAACGACTGCCGCGTAACGGCACGGCTTTACAAGAAAGTGGCGCAGCTTGGTATCAGCGAAGAGGCGGACAAGTTAGAGCATGAGTTTGCTGCGGTGTGCGTTGTGATGCAGACGCACGGCTTTGCATTTGACGATCATAAAGCGCGCTTGCTTTACGAAACTTTATTGCGCGCCGTAGATGACATTGAAGGTGAGATGCTTGAGACCTTTGGGTCTTGGTACGAGGCAGATGGTCCGCTTGTCGTGCCGAAGCGCAGCATGGCTTACAAGAACAAACCCCACGTAACCGAGGGCTGCGCGTACCAGAAAGTTAAGCTTGTGCACTTCAACCCGAACAGCCGCGCACACATCGCCAAAGTTTTGCAAGCTCAGGGCTGGAAGCCAAGCGTGATGACGGAAAGCGGCAAGTTACCCCGCGTGGACGAAAGCATACTGAACAGTATTAGCGACCAGTTTCCAGCGGCGAAGCTGTTAGCGCGCAGCTTTATGCTAACGAAACGGTTAGGCTTGGTACGCAGTTGGATTGAGCATTCACGCAACGGGCGTATACACGCACGCGTAATCTCCAATTCGGCAAGGACCGGCCGGACATCTTCAGTTGCTCCCAACATGCAGCAAATTCCAAATTTGGGGAGCGAGTACGGCAAAGAGTGCCGAGAACTTTTTACTGCAAGTGCTGGTCGCAAGTTACTTGCTGCGGATTTAGACAAGGCAGAGCTGATGGTCTTGGCGCATTACATGCACCCGTACGACAACGGCGCATACGCGAAAATCCTAGCGGATGGAGATGCCCACCAAACGAACGCAGACGCAATGGGGATTAGCCGGGACAGGGCAAAGGGTGTGGTCTTCGCGATGATTTATGGCAGCGGGGATGAGCGCTTGGGCCGCATGGCGGGGGCGGACGGTAAGACAGTGCGCAAAAGGCTGTTGGCGGCATTGCCTGCACTCGACGCTCTTATCAAAAAGGCGCGCAAAGTTGCGAAGAAAGCTAAACAGTTGCGGAGCTTGGACGGGCGCGTCATCCCTATAGACAGTGACCACAAAGCCCTAAACTATTTGATTCAAAGCGCAACAAGTTGCCTGGCTAAGCATTGGGCCGTGCGTGCAACTCAACTGACAGCGCACCTTGACTGCCACCTTGTTCTATACGTGCACGACGAACTTCAGTTTGACTGTGCAGAGGAGAATTTGGTTGAGGCTTCGCATGCAATTACGCAAGCATTGCGAGAAGCCAACGATTTCTTTAGTGTTCGCGCACCACTAACTTGTGACGTGAAGGTTGGCGACAATTGGAGCGAAAGCCATTAGGAGAGTTCTTTGCGTGCTGTTATTGACGCGGACGTTTTAGTCTATCAAGCGTGCCTTGCTGCTACGACCCCGGCGGAGCATGAGATACATGGTGACGTAGTGATAACCGATTGGCTAAGCACTACGGAAGCTGAGCTGGTCTTTGACAATCTAGCCGAGGCCATTCGAGACCAGACAGAGGCGACGAGCTTGATGTTTTGTTTGTCGGACAGCGCCAACTACCGCAAAGAGTTATTCCCTGCGTACAAAGCCAATCGCAAAGGCAGGCGTCCGCTCGGCTGGTCGTTCATGCGTGGGTACTGCACCGACAAGTACGGCGGGTTTAGCAAGCCGACCCTGGAGGGGGATGACCTAGTGGGTATGTACGGCAGTGAACCTGGCAGCATCATTGTGAGTATCGACAAAGACCTGCGCACCGTGCCGGGACTGCACCTAGACATGGCAGAGCGGGAAGTTATCGAGGTTAGCGCCGACGAAGCAAACCTAACTCACATGGTGCAAACGCTTACAGGTGACACCACAGATAATTATCCAGGTTGCCCAGGTCTTGGTAAAGTTAGGGCAGCGCGATTGCTTGAGACTTGCCACACACCGTCGCAAAGGTGGGAGGCTGTAGTTAGCGCGTATCTAAAAGCAGGCGAAAGTGCAACGGATGCGTTGACGCAAGCACGACTTGCGTACATTCTGCGGTCCCCTTCGGAGTATCATTTGGACACAGGAGTTGAGCTTTGGAACCCGCCGACCTCGTAAACTTCCCCCCGCACTACACACAAGGGATTGAATGCTATGATTACATCAACAGTCACAACATGTCCTATGCGCAGGGGGCAGTGTGCAAGTACATCACCCGTTACAAGCACAAGGGCACCGCGCTTCAAGACTTGAAAAAGGCCGAATGGTATCTGCGCCAGTTAATTTTAGAAGAAGAAGCTAGAGAGAAACTGAAATGACATTTAGAAATTTTTTCGCCGAGACTGTGTTCAACCAGAAATACTCACACGACGGAGCAGAAACATGGCCGAAGCTATGTCGTGCCTTGGTGGACGCTGTTTGTGGCGAGCTTATGCCAGCCGACGACAAAGATCAGCTTGTGCAATACATGGTCGATTTTAAGTGGCTTGCTGGTGGGCGCTACCTGGCGAACGCAAACAAACAGTGGAAGGCGTACAATAACTGTTTCTTGCTTGCAGCAACGGAAGACACCCGTGAGGATTGGGGCAACCTCTCGCGGTGGAGTGAGCTTTGTTTAACTATGGGCGGCGGAATTGGCATTGATGCAAGCGCCTATCGACCCAAAGGATCCCCACTTAAGCGCAGTGGCGGCGTTGCGTCTGGCGCAGTCTCTAAGTTGCTTATGATTAATGAGATTGGGCGGCAGGTAAGACAAGGTGGCGACCGGCGTTCGGCGATGTACGGGTCGCTTAACTGGGAGCATGGCGACATTGACGATTTCTTGAACGCAAAAAATTGGCACAACATGCCGATTGCTGGGACTGGCAAAACGATTGCTGATGTTAAGGCAGAGGATTTTAACTTTCCTGCACCTCTCGACATGATGAACATTTCGGTGAATTACGACACGAAATGGATTCAAGAATATTATAGAACGGGTGAACCCGGCCGCGTGTTCCGCAAGAACGTAGAGCAAGCCTTGACCACGTCCGAGCCTGGGTTTTCTTTCAACTTCTTTGAGCATGAGGGTGAGACCTTGCGCAACGCCTGCACAGAGGTTACGTCGCACATCGACACACCACATGACGTGTGTAACCTTGCGAGCGTTAACTTTTCCCGCATTGAAAACGTGCAAGAGCTGGAAGACGTGACCCGTCTTGTGACAAAATTTCTGCTATGTGGTACTATCGTTAGCGCTTTGCCCTACCAAGAAGTTTATGATTGCCGGGAAAAAAATCGGCGGCTTGGCGTTGGTATTATGGGCATGCACGAATGGCTCCTGGCGCGTGGGTCCAAGTACGAGGTGACAGAAGAGTTGCACGAATGGCTAAATGTATACGAGAGCGCATCAGATTCGGAAGCAACAGCGTTCTCGGAAACCCTTGGTGTCTCGCGGCCAAAGGGCGTGCGCGCCATTGCGCCGACCGGGAGCATTGGCATTCTTGCAGGCACAACAACGGGCATCGAACCGCTGTTTGCTGTCGCTTACAAGCGCCGTTGGCTGGGTCCAGATAACCAGTGGCAGTACCAATACGTTGTCGATAGCGCGGCGCAAGAGGTCATTGATCGTTACGGTGTGGACCCCGACAAAATTGAAAGCGCCCTAGACCTCGCCGCCGAGCCAGAACGTCGCCTAAAATTCCAGGCTGACGTGCAGTCGTACGTGGATCAAAGCATCAGTTCGACGGTAAATCTCCCATCATGGGGGTCTGACCTCAACAACGAAGACACCCTGGATGATTACGTCCACTTGGTCGCCAGGTACGCAGATAAAATCCGTGGCCTGACGTTTTATGCTGATGGCTCGCGTGGCGGTCAGCCTCTAACAGCGGTGCCACACAGCGAAGCTAGCAATCAGCAAGGCATTACGTTTGTCGAAACGCACGACGTGTGTGAGATCGGCGGCAAAGGGGGTGTGTGTGGCGCTTAAACCCCCAGCGATTACTGAAGAGTTGCTTGATTATCTGGCCAAGGTTTTCCCCGACCGCGCCCCAAGCATTGATTGGGATGACCGGATGGTTTGGCAGTTGGTAGGAGAGGTGAAGGTGCAGCAGCATCTTCGCCACCTCTATAACCAGCAGCTTGAGAAAAACATGAAAGGTTAAGACCATGTGCCTAGGCGGAAACAGCTCCCCATCACCTATGCCCCCTATGCCTGCGCCCCCTCCCCCGCAGCCAGTGGTAATCGTGCAGCCCCCCGAGGTAACGCCCGAGCCAACGAGAGAGCTAGGGCCAAAGCAGCAAGCACCGGCTATGGCTGGTGGCAATCGGACTGGCGCAAAGCGTGCGGCCCTAATGATTAAGAGGCCTAAGAACGCTAACGTCTCGCCGCCTGTAAACACCACCGCTTACACGGGGTTAAAAATTAGTGGTTAGTTCATGCGCAGCGCGCTACGAGGCACTAGATAAGCTGCGTCGTAGCTACTTAGACCGGGCGCGGGAGTGCAGTTCGCTGACACACCCGTACCTTTTGCCCCCCGATGGCACCACTAGCGACACGCGGTTGCTCACGCCAAACCAAGGCGTTGGCTCACGGGGCGTTAACAACTTGGCGGCGCGTTTGCTACTCGCACTCCTCCCGCCTGACATGCCGTTCTTTCGTCTTGTGCCAACAGATGCGCGAGCGAAACGCATGCTTAAGGCTCAACGTGACCCGAACAATCCAAAGGGCAGTGACGACGCAGATAAAGAGCTTGTCGAAATTGAAGACGCGGTGATGGCAGAGGTTGAGCGGAGTGGTATGCGCAGCGCGATCCACGAAGCTCTGAAACATTTGATTGTCGCCGGGAACGCTATGCTTTACCTGCCGTCCAACGGGGGCGTGCGGGTCTACAGCTTGGACAAGTACGTTGTCATGCGCGACGACAGCGGCACGTTATTGGAAGCGGTGATTAAAGAGAGCGTTTCGCCTGCTGTACTAGACGACGAAATGTTGGCGCTGATATCCACGGATAAGGCTGAAGACAACGTAACCGTTTATACAAAGTTCTACCAAGACGGTGGCCGTTGGCACACGTATCAAGACATTGAAGGCAACATTGTCCCAGGCAGCGAAGGCTCTTGGCCGTTGTCGTCTCCCCCGTTGATTGCTCTGCGGTGGAACCAAGTAGACGCCGAAGATTATGGGCGTGGTTTTTGCGAGCAGCACCTTGGGGACTTATCTAGTCTTGAAAGCTTGTCGGCAAATATCCTCGCAGCCAGTGCAATGGCCAGCAAAATTGTTTACGTTGTTAACCCCAACGGCATAACGGACGTTGACGCACTGGCAAAGGCCGAAAGCGGCCACTTCGTAGCTGGTAACGCTGCGGACGTTTCCGTGATCCAGCAAGACAAAGCACTAGACCTTAGCATCGCGGCTCAAACAGCTAGTCAAATAGAGCAACGGCTTGGCCAAAGCTTTATGCTTTTTGACGCGATTAACCTTGAAGGCCGGGACCGCGTGACGCGGCGTGAGGTTGAACTGCAACAGCAGAACATGGAGCAGAATCTTGGCGGTGTGTTCACGTTGCTTGCCCGTGAGCTACAAGACCCACTTGCCCGTGGCCTTATCTCGCGTCTTGAAAAAAACGGTGAGATTACAAAGACGAACGGCATGGTCATGCCCACGGTCGTCACCGGGACTGCGGCGTTTGGTAGGCAGTATGACCTGCGGAACATGGAAACTCTGATGCAACTTATCGGCGCGCTTGGTGCCGACAAGATTGATACCTATGTCAACATAAGTGAGTTCGTGGACCGAGCAGTGACCGCACTTGGCATCAAGAGCGACAAGCTAATTAAGTCAGGCGAACAGTTGCAACAAGAGCAGCAGGCGCAACAGCAGCAGGTACAGCAGCAGCAGCTTGCGAGCATAGCTCAAAGCGCGGCTCCCCAAGCAGTCAAACAGTTAGCACCTCAAGAGGTAACTTAATGAGCGATAACCAAATGAACCTAGCTTTCCCCGAGCAGGAGAACGCCGGGCCGTCACTAGAAGAACAGGCTGCGGCCATAGATGCTCAAGAAAATCAGCAAGAAACGCCGGAAGACGATACGGCTGCGCGACCGGATTGGTTGCCACAAAAATTTAAAACGCCGGAAGACTTGGCTCGTAGCTACACGGAGCTTGAAAAAAAGCTAGGCCAAAACGCTAAAGCCCAAGAAGAGGCGGTTGAGCAGGCGACAGAGACAGTGGCGCAAGAGGCGGCCACAAACATGGATAGCCTGATTGCAAACGCGGAGACTGAGTTTGTCGAGGCTGGCGGAGCGCTTAGCGATGGGACGTACGAGCAGTTTGAGGCAATGGGTGTGCCCCGCGCTGTCGTTGACCAAGTGCGGGACATGCGTCTTGCCCAAGCAGAACAAACCCGGCAGCAAATTATTGGTGAGTTTGGAGGACAAGACACGGTAGACGCCATGTCTACGTTTGCGGCCTCTAGCTACGACGACGCAATGGTCAGCCGCCTGAACGGGATGCTTGCTAGCAACGACGTGGCAACAGTCCGCATGGCGATGAATCAGATTAAGACCGATTTCCAGTCGCAGGCTCCAGCGCAAGACCCAACACGGCGCGTAACAGGCCGGAGTTTGCCAGCAATTGAAGGCTTCCGCAGTCAGGGAGAAATCATTGAAGCAATTAACGACCCGCGCTATCGCACTGACTCGGCGTATCGTGAGGACGTTGAGCGCCGTATTGGTATGAGCCAGGTTTAACATGACACAGTTACGATTGAGCAATCACGGCTTGGCGCTTGTTGCCTACTACGAAGCGTCTACCAGCATCCAGTTGAGTGACGGCACCACGCCGTTTCCCGGCGGCTACAGCGAAGTGCCTCTTAAGTTTCGTCGCGTGTACATGGACACTCTCGCTGTGCCTAATGTCCTGACCGTTGGGCTAGGCATCACAACGTACGACATCCCCGACTTGGTTGAGGGCGCGGTGTACAGTGAGGATGCCGCTTGGAACATGTTTCGCCGTCACATTGTGGGGTACGAGCAAGCCGTGCGCGAAGCTGTAACTGTGCCGCTGAACCAAAACGAGTTTGACGCTCTAGTTAGCTTTACTTTTAACGTGGGCATCGGCGCTTGGCGCGAATCTACACTCTTGCGTAAGCTCAACAGTAGCGCACGCGCACAGGCAGCGGATGAGTTTGAGCGGTGGGTTTACGCCGGGGGTCGCAAGCTTGCTGGTCTAGAAAACCGGCGTTTGGCAGAGCGAAAGCTTTTTCAGACACCTTGGAAGAACGCCCGGCAAAACGTAGCTGCAAGTCGTACTGTGCAAGCGGCAACGGTGGCAACTATTGTGTCTGGGACTACGGCTTTAGCCCCTGCTATTGGGCCAGCTAACGAGATAGCAGCGTTTGTAAAAAACAATACGTCCTTCGCATTAGTTGCGCTTGCGCTTATTTCGCTGTATTTATTGTACGTTCGCTATGACGATTGGCGCAAAGGCAAACGCTGATGCAAATGATACGAAATCTAATTGCCGCGTTTGGCGCTGGCGTCGCCGTTGCCGTTTACCTCCTAGTTACAACGCGGAGGCAGAGCGCAGCGATAGACAGACAAGTAAGAGGGGCAGAGCTACTTGGTCGTAGAGCTAACGAAGCACGCGAAGAAGCCCGTCGCCTTAATGATGATGCTGTTCGTCAGCGCTTGCGCGCAAACGGATGGTATCGAGAAGATTAGGGAAAGCACGTGCAGCGCATGGCGCTATGTCTACGTGTCACCCTTAGACACACCGCTTACCCAGCGGAGTGCACTAGAGAACAACCTTAGCCGCCAAGCTTATTGCGGCGATTAAGACTGCGGCCCTTCGGGACAACCGCACACAAACACCCCCTACCCACGGCCCGACCCATCGGACAACCGCTACAGTTTTAACGGCCATCTGAAGGAGTCTTTCCATGGCTAATGCTACCCCATCCCATCTCGGTATTCAGAATAGTGCCTCGCACACCGCGTGGTCCTCTGCTTCGTATGCAGACAAAAACGCCCTTTTCCTCAAGGTATTCAGTAATGAAATTCTGGCGACCTTTAACGCTGCAACCGTCCTTAAAGAACGCACACGCGTGCGTACGATTACAGCGGGTAAATCCGCGTCCTTCGCGGCTATTGGCAAGACCGTAGCGGAGTACCACGTGCCTGGCACCGAGCTCCTGGGCAATAATTTCCTGCAAGATGAGGTAGTCGTCACGATTGACGATATGCTAATTGCACACACATTTATCTCAAATTACGAGGATGCAAAAAATCATTATGATGTTCGTGCTGAGTTCTCGACCCAAATGGGCCAGGCACTAGCACAGACCTACGACCGAAATCTCTTCGGGTTGGCAGGGTCGAAAGCTATGAACCCATCAAGTTCTGGTATTGCGGACCAAGGTGTGGCTGAACGCATCAACTTGGACACTGACCAAGCGGGTGCTGGCAACACGACCACCAACACCACCAACGACATCATTGATGGCCTTTACTTGGCTAAGCAAAAGTTTGACGAAAAAAACGTGCAGGGGGAAATCAACTGTTTCGTTTCGCCAAAGGTCTATTACGCGCTGGTGCAAAACGACAAAGTCCTGAACCGTGATTTCCTTACGTCTGGGAATGGTGACTACGCGAACGCCAACATCTTGAAGGTTGCTGGCATGCCTATCATCATGACCAACAACATGGCAGTTAACCACGGAGCTAGCGCAAGCACCGCCAAGTTCCCTGACTTCCAATCCAAATACGGGACCGACATGACCTCTATGCTTGCTCTTTGCATGCACAAAGAGGCGCTGGGTACTGTGCAGCTTATGGGCCTGGTAACTGAGTCCAGCTACGACATTCGTCGCCAAGGCGAACTGGCTGTAGCACGAATGGCTTGCGGTCACGGCATCATCCGCGAGGAAGGTATCATCGGCGTAACCGGCACGTTTGCCTAACGTCGCTTTAGGGTGGGCCTTCGGGCCCACCTTTTTTTCACAGCTAAGGTAGGGACCATGAGCCTCGCTATTATCAGCAGCACCGAGCTTGAAGCCGTCAATGCAATCCTTAACAACATTGGCGAGACCAGCGTAGCTAGCCTGGAAGATGAGACGCTGATTGATGCTCAGATGGCGCGCAGTTTGCTGACGAACGTTAGCCGCGAAGTGCAAACTAAATCTTGGCATTGGAACACAGACATTGAGCGCAAAATGTTGCGCAATAATAAAGGCGAAATCATCCTGCCAACAAACACTATGATGGTTTCCCCGGCGGGTATTGACCGTGACCTTGCGCTAGTCCAGCGCGGCAGGTTTCTTTACGACCGTACTAAGCACACTTACAACTTTGAGAAAGACATAACGGTGGACCTGACCATTGCACTGCCGTTTGACGAAATGCCCGAGTCTGCACGTCGCTTTGTTACGTTGCGCGCAGCGCGCATGTTCCAAGAGCAGACAATTAGCAGCGAAAGTCTCGCGCAAGGTGATCGGATTGATGAGGCTATTGCGTACAGCACAATGATGAACGAGCATTTGCGCGTCGGCAATTTTAGTATGCTGAATGATAGCATCACTACGCGCAGCGTTACATTTCGCCGGGGGGTGTATTAATGCCGTTGATTTCGGACACAATCCCAAATTTAACTGGCGGCGTATCACAGCAAGCAGACAACTTGCGGTACAGCAACACTGCACAAGCGTGTGAAAACGCAATGCTCTCGCCGGTAACAGGTTTGCAGAAACGACAAGCAGCAGAATGGCTTGGAGAGCTACACCCCCACGGCACTACAAGCGACTTGGTGCTGGATGATAGGGCTGCGGTCCACTGGATTGACCGCGACTTAACCGAACACTACGCGCTCGTTTTTGACAGCAACGGTCCCCGCGCTTTTGATGCGGACACGGGAGCGTCAATTGAGTGCATCATTGAAAGCGGCGTGGCTGACTATCTTTTTTCTGATGGGGCGGGAGGTGTCGCGACTGACTTTGCTAGCGCCCTGCGGTTTGCGACAGTTGCCGACACAACCTTTGTGGCTAACCGCAACGTCACAGTTTTGGGATCGACAGACGCAGATTTTTTGCCGCATCATTTTTCTGCCTACCCTCAACTGGCATACGATAGCAAGCGAGGGGGAAGCGGAATTGTTAAGAATAGTGTTACGCACTTCCGTTCTGATGCGACTTATAGCCAAACAACATTTGAGTTTTCGAACCCGAAGTACCCCTCAAACACTTTCCGGCACGCGGTAATAAGTGGGGACGGGACCACCAAAAATGGCCTGTATGTAGAGCATAGTAACGACAACAACTACGAGTACACCAGCAACTTCAAAGTTAAAATGGTGAGTGCCACTGCTTCTATGTCGCCGGGAAACACTTACATAATTGTTGAATCCGGCAAGCTCGAACATGATGACAGCTCTTTACAACAAAATATTATAAGCGGACTTGGGTTAGCAGATGGCAATACTGGTGCGCAAAGCTGGGAGACCTTTAGCGTCGGAAGCTTGCTGACTTCCCGGCATGTGACGACGAAGTTAGGTCCAACTCAATCTTTAGTTAGCAACACCGGCACGTCGTCCACACCTGTAAGGTTTTCTTTTGCAACGTTAGCCTCACAAACGTATGGACCTAATGGTGCAAAGGCCACGTTGTTTGGGCGCACAATCTCACACGACTTGGCAATAGAAAACGGGTACTTGCGCATTAGCGATGACAACGGAGCTAGCTATCGGGCGCTGCGCGTAAACGACAACGCAACTGCTAAGCTATACAGCACTGCTGCTTTGCGCCCTTGGAGCGGCAGTGACGCAGACACCACGGCAGACATTGATTTTGCAAACGTAGACTTAACAGTTACGTCCAACGCTGCGAAGGACGCTACTGCCCAGGCTGTTTGGGATAGCGGGAGCAATTTTGTTGACACACCTAACCAAGACCTTTTTGCGTCAGCGTTTATGCCTTCTTCGTCTGCCCAGCTTGCACTCTTGAATGACATAGTTTGGGTTTTAAGCCATTTTGCTGCGGACGATACTCAAGGGGTCTTTAGCACCAAATACACCACCGCTGCGTATGCCCCTCCTAGCGTTGCTCCTGTAAATGCTGACGGCTTGACGTTTACCACTGTGGCCAGTGGGTCTAATCAAGCCCAAGTGCCTACTTTCCAGGACTTGCCCAGCCTCTCAGGAACAAGCGCTCCGACATCCGGCACAGTTTATCAAGTTGGCGGCACAGCGATTGGCGATGGTGCCTACCATGTGATTGCGTATGCAGACGAACTGTCCACCGATTCCCGCTACATTGAAACGTACAGAGAACCTTTTGTACTGGACGAAGCGACTATGCCTGTAAAAGTGCAAAGGTTGTTTAGCGCAGAGGGCAATCCCCAATTTGTCTTTACGAAGCAAAGCTACGCTCCACGGGTCGCGGGTGACTCCGAGACTAATGTCGTGCCATCTTTTGTTGGCAGCGAAATCAACGACATTTTTGTGCACGCTGGCAGGCTTGGAGTGTTGTCGGGAGAAAACATCAGCCTAAGCGCCACAGACTTTGGCGAGGTCAGCAACTTTTTTCGCGGAACCGTGACGCAACTGCTGGACAACGACAGGGTAGACTTGAACGCCTCAACAGGAGAGGTTGCTAAGCTTAACTTTGCTGTACCATTCGCAAACACTTTGCTGCTCATGTCGGACACGGCGCAGTACAGATTAGTCAGCAGCGGAGCGCTTACCCCGGCAACATCTGTGATTCAACAGACTGGTGCATACGCAACGTCACTGCACGCCCGGCCCCAGCGCGTTGGGAGATCAGTCTTTGCTGCCGTAAACGACACTGAGCGCACAACAGTGCGGGAATTTCGTGCGGACATAGACACTGAAATTCTAGATTCTAATGAAATCACAACACAGGTGCCTAAGTACCTGCCGCCCAACGTTCACAAGCTAGCGTATAGTGCCAAGAAAAACCTGTTGATTGCCCTATCGCATGCAAAAACGAATGAGTTGTGCATATACAATTATTACGACACTTCAACGCAACGCCTGCAAAGTGCGTGGTCTAAATGGGCTTTAGACGCTGATACGCACATTGTTAGCGCGGAAGTAATCGAAGACAATTTGCATCTTATCTGCGCTGTAACTGTGCCAGATTACGTGGGGGCACTAGAGGCGGCAAACGCAACTGGCACAGCGTTTGGCACTACTCAAGAGCGCACACATATGCTGCGCATTCCGCTTAACGAAGTAACGGAGGCTCGTAGCAGCACGTTCCCAGTTCTCGCAGATTTTCGTGTGACGCGCTCTCAGTGTGTTACCGTTGAGGGCTACCGGCAAGGGAGTGTAAATGCTTCTAGCCCTGTCGGATCGTCAGCTTTTAATTTTGCTGCATCACCACTCACCTCAACTAATCTCATAAGCATCCCACTGCCGGATGGGTTGGACTTTTCGGTTGTTGAATTGCCGTACAAAACTACAGCCACAGACGTGCGGACTATCTTCACAGACAGCACCGCGTACGGCATCAGTGCCCCCTTGTTAGCAGCGTTAAATTTTGAGATTAGCAGCACGTCAAGCCAAACGGCATTGGCCGCTGCCACGGGTGCTTTCTTAGCTGCCCCGTCTCAGTCAACCGCAGACGCGATCAACGCAATTGTAGTAAATACTGCAAACACCAAAGTCTTAGTGGTGGGACGGTTGGACGGGGTGTTTGCGACACCTGACGACAATGTTTTGGACAACATCACTACTGCCGTCACTCCTAACTTTGTCATCGGCAGAGCGTACACCCTCTCGTATGAGCAAAGCCCAATCTTTTACAAAACAGGTGAAGCTAACGTTGGCAAAACAGACGCCCGGTTGCAGCTTCGATACTTGACGGTCACGTGCGACGAAACAAGCTCGTTTGACGTAGAGGTTACAGCGTCAGGCCGACAGATGCGCAAGTATGATTACGAAGCGTTTAAGCCAGGCGTGTCTGATTTTACGCTAGGTTCGCGGCGGTTTGCCTCCGAAAGCTTTAGGTTTCCTGTATTCGCGCAAAATCACAACGTCAAGATTGTGCTTAAAAACAGTACAGTTCTGCCCAGCACCTTAACGTCTATCGAGTGGCAAGGGTTTATCAGCCCAAAGGCGGTGCCTGCGCGATGACCTTTAAAATCGTTGAAGCTAAGCTGCACCATGTCAATTACGTTGCTGAAAACTTGCGTGAAGCTGACCGCGTGGAGGCCAGTTACATTAACAAGCACCACACGCCTGTCGAGCAGGTTACGCAAAGCGCCGCCAACAGCAGCATCTTGCTTGCCGGTGAGAGCGACGGCGAGGCGGTTGCGCTTGCTGGCGTAGTGCGTACAGACCAAGACGAAGTAGGCGTGGCTTGGATGGTTACAACTGATTGGGTCTACGACAACGCCACGACTTTTCTGCGCCGCAGCAGTGACGTGCTAGACGAGATGTATAGCGCAGGGGACTGGCTAACTTTTGTCAACCTTGTGCACACCAGCAACATTCTGCACGAACGGTGGCTGACGTGGTTGGGCGCGCACTGGCATCCTAAAATCCAAAAGTTTAATGGAGCGTACTTTCGTGCGTTTTACATGCACCGCGAGGACTTAAAGTATGTGCACCGCAGTAGCTAGTTTTATTGGGCCGGTGATGAATTTGGCTATGGCCGGGCAGCAGGCTCAGCTTGCCGGGCAGCAGCGTGCGTTAGCCGACAAGCAGGCGCAGGTTGAGCGGCAAATGCTGCTTGAGCAATATGCGGCGCAGCAAAAGCAATATGAGACCAACAAGAAGTTGGCGCTCGATAACTACGCACTGCAACAAACGCAGATTGATGAGCAGACTGTCGAGAACGTCAAGGACGTGCAGCGCCAAGCGTTCGACCAATTGATTGCAGCGCGCAACGTGCAAGGAACAACACAAGCCACTAACGCAACGCTTGGTCGGTCTGGCGTGTCAGTTGTCGATACGTTAAGCGCAATTGAAACCGAGAGCGGACGCAACGAAAACCGTTTGGCGGCCAGGAGCAAGGCGATGCGGCGGTACGGCCAAGCACAAAAAGAGCAGGCCAGGTCAGACGCAACTAAGAACATCGCCAGCGTGCTGGAACCTTATATGTCACCCGCAGCAATTGAGGCTATTAACGTGCGTCGGCAAGCTGGCTACATCGGTGCACAGCAAACCCAAATCCAAGCGTTTGGTACAGCCATTGGTGCGGTAAGCGGATTCACTAACGCTTTTAGCAGCATCCAGGGCTTGCAGTCGCAACGCAGCACGATGCAACAATCCAGCGCCATGACAATGACGGGGCTGTCTAATCAGATGCAAGCAAATCAAGCAAACGCCACGATGCGCTCAAGTATCACTGACGTGCAAACGCGCAATCTTCTGAATTATAACCCTTATGGACGGCAAAATTAATGGTTGAGTTTATTCGCCCTGTTAATCCCGGTGCCTCCCCAGTAGCGCAGCGCAATTCTTACTTCCGGCCACAATTGGATGACCGTGAGGCGCGTGCCTTGGGCGAGCTATCTCAGGCATACGGCCAGCTTCGTAGGGCAACAGGGTCACTTGCTGACAGCTACGGCGCTCTTGGGCAGCGGTTTAACCAACTGAGCAGCGCTGTCATGGAGAGTCAGAGGGAGCAGCTTCGCGGCGAACAGCGAAGCCAGCAGCTTGGCATCCAGCAAAAAAGGCTAGACCTGCAAACTCAGCAGAATGCCTTTAGCTTACAAGCCCAAAGAGAGCAGTTGCAGCTAGCAACGTTACGCGCCGACGAAGCCGAGTTGCAGGATATTCTTAGCGCGGTGGAAGACTACGCGGTCTCTCAAGCGTCTAATAATGGCGCAAGCTTTGCACTAGGCGAAAGCGTTTTTGCAGGCTTAGGCAGCTTCCCGGTCGTCACTGATGACGTGTCACAAGGTGGGGTAACGGTGCACAACGCAGATGTAGACCCCGAAACCCTTGCAGCAATCGAGCAGGCCGGTCGCATCAGTGGCGCAAACTACACTGTCACGCCAGCGCTAGGCCGCACAAAAACTCAGTTGTCTGAGATTGGTGTGCAAACAGACGCAGACTTGCATCTTAACAATCCGGCGCTAACGCCTTGGATTAGCGGCGCGACCGATGAAGTCAAACAGCGTGCGCTGGAAGTTTTTGGCGCTGACGTAGCCGCCGGAGATACGCCTGCGTTCGAAAGCATGGAAGACGGCGTTCGGTACTTGGGGTTTTGGGCAAGCCACAACGGGGTAGCGGAGGGATCGGTAGACCAAGCGCTGCGCCGCTGGTTTGACCTTTCACCAACTGGGCCTGTCGAAAACACCGCGTTCGCTGACGACGAAAGCCGTGTTGCCGCTGTGCAAGGCTATCAGTCCCGCTTGCAAGTTTTGGCGCAGCTTGGATTGTCGCCTGACACTTCCTTATCTGACCCCGCCGTGAAAAGCCTTTTTGTGCAGGGAGTGGTACAGATCGAGCTTGGTGTTGAAAAGTTGCCGGATACACCGTGGGGCCAGCTTTTTAGCGAGGGGCAGTCGGCGTACAAGACGGGCAAACTGGTGCGCAACACTGCTGGCACCGCCGAGATTTTTGCTGGTAGTCGTGAAGACTACGCGCTGCAACCTGGGCAAACACGTATTAGCCTAGACTTTAACAGCACACCTGGCGGCACTGGCGCGCTAGTCGTTATTCCAAAAGGTGCGACGCCGCAGCAAAGCAAGTCCGCAAAGGCTTACGTCGATGGTGTGCAAAAGCTTTTTCAAGACTTTGGATACGAGGGGTACACATTAAGCCAGGGGGATGGCATCCAAGTTAGCGGCGACGGTGCCCGTGGGCTAAGCGACACGATTCACACGGAGCCGTTTTTCATTGAAGACCCACAGGCGGCAGAAATTTTCATGCAGCCAGAGTTCCAAAAACGTTACTCCAACTTGCTCATGCGAACGTTGGGTGCAATCGATGGTGCCGTTATTATGGCTCCCCACGAAGCATCCGCACAAGGCGCAGTGCTAAATGTGAACGGGGCGTCAATTACAGAACGTGAGTTTGCGCTGAAAACCCTAATACCTGCCTTACAAGACATTGCGAAAGAGGGGCTACCCGGCAACAAAATTAATATTGCGGCGGACAACGGTGTTCGCCCGTTAGCTCTGGATGGCAGTGACGCGGACGGCAACATTGCTGTCCAAGCTTTGCAAGGGTACGGCGTACCTATTAATGGCGGCGAGTCTAGTGACGCTATGACCGTGGGATTTACAGACGATGTAGTGAGTTCTGCTCTACAAAATGCTTTGGGTGCAGACTACACGGAATGGTTTGAAACTGACGGTGCTGCTGACGCAGCCGTGAGTGCAGTACAGGCAGCAGGCTCAGCGCTGCGCAATGAAATAAACATGTATCGCCGCACTATTGAAGAAAAAACCGGACGCCAGATTGACGAAAAAACTTTGCGCAGCTTGCCTCAAGTGCAACGTGCGCAACAGCGCTTCTACGAACTGTTTGACGCTGCGCAAACTGACTTGCTTACAAGCGCAATTGAAGACGAAACTTCATCGATCAAGCTAGAGTTAGACTTAGCGGAAGAAACAAAAATTGTCCCGTTTTTTGAGCGCATGGAAAGTTCGGATTTTAACCGCGCAGTTGCACAGCATGGCGGTTCGCCCATTGAGTTTTACAAGGCTGTTGTAGCCGCTGAAAGCGGCTTAGGGATCGACCAGATTCAAGCAACTCTGGAGAACGGTGACTTTACAAAGCTTGCTTCGTGGACAGCCTTTACGCAAAAAATTGAAACGTCCGGCCAAATGGCCAAAGACAACTACGCAATACAAGCTGTGCAGTTAGACGTAACCACAGCTTTGCGGCAGGGCGGGTCAGCATCGGAGGTGTTGCTGCGGCAGTCGCAAGGTAGTCGCAACCTTTATGTCAAAGACTTAATGTCCAGCCTAACAGCCCTAAGTGCATTAAGCGAAAACAGTTCCCTCAATCCCGCGCAGTTAAAAACTTTTACGGGCGAGCTTGAGACGTTAACGGAGTTGCTTAGTAACACCACGCTAAGTGATGCACTTTCTCGGACCAAAGCTTCCGGCGGCAACAAGGGCACGTTGCTGCAAGAAGCAATCGACGTGGCAAATACTGTCAAGGACTATCAAGAGAAGGCGTTTTACGAAAACACAAATCAGCAAACAGTTACTAATATAATTAATTCTGACGGCGCACTCCCGCTTACCAAGGTGACTTGGGAACGCGGCGCGGACGGTAACTACCGTGAAGTTATTAGCAGTGACTTATCCGGGGAAAAAGCTGCACGGACAGAGCTTTTGACAAAAGCATCAGCAGCCGCGTTTGCTACTGGCGACGCGTCAAAACTAATCCCAGTGTTTGAACAGTCCGACACGTGGGAGATGAAGGATTTTGGAACAGCTCTGCTTCAGCAAATACAAGCGGACCCCGACGATGCAGACGGGCTGGGCCGAAGCGAAGTTGGGCAGTTTAATATGGTGATGGATGCTGCGCTTGCGGCTGGCGTGGACATTGCTAGCGCGTTTGAAGGCGAACCGATTGCTGTGTTTGCTGCGTCTATGTCACAGCGAGACAACATCAACCCAGCGCAAGCTGCAATGCAAATTAGCCAGGTGGTTTCTGGCGCGTATGACACCACGACTGTTAAGTACATCGCCTCAGAAATGCCGATTGCTGGCGTCTCTCCTAACCTGGCGGGGCTAATTCGTTTGGACGTAATGCTTAAAGCACAAGACGCTGGATTAGCGGGAGCAGGTGCCGAAACGAAAACCCAGCTTCAAAAACTAGCTAACGACTCAGTAAACAATCTATTCAAAACCACGTTGGTAGACGTGGCGTACGTTGAAGGTGTTGGCGGTGCGTCTAACGTTAAAGCACGCATTATCAATCAAAATCGCAACGCTTTTTCTGGTGTGTCAAACGCCGTCAAAGGTTTTACTGAGCTTGTGACCGGCCCAGCGGACTCACCAGAGGCAAACACCGTGCGGATTGCCGCTGCGATTATGGCAGAGCAGTACAGTGGCATACTTGAGGAAGCTAACGCCAAGGGCGACATAAGCGAAATCTTGGGCAGCTTGGTGTGCGCGCCCGATTCTTGCTTCCTTGCAGAAGGCTCTGACAGTTTTGCAGCACGAACTGTGCTTGCGAACGGGAAAGAAGGGACGCCAGGTGTTGTTGCGTTTAGCGGGTTTAACCTTGAAGACGCAGGCTCCAAACCTGTTACGATTCAAACGCAAGACGGTGCTAGCGCTGCTGGCTGGCTGCTAAACACGGAGACCAGTTTTGACAAAAACTACACGCAGGGCTTGCAGGCTACTGTGCGGCTGTCAAACCAAAAAACTGTAACGTTTGACGTGGACCCCAGCCAACTTCAAGCACAGTTAGGCGCACGGGCCGCTAATCAAGTTATGGGCAATGGGCCGCTGAATAGCACAATGGTGCAAACTGCGCTGATTGGTGCGATGCGCGGCGTCGAAGGTTCGTCCGCTATCGCGTACACAATAACCGAAGATACATTGCGTAGCTCGTACAACGTACCGGATGGTCTCGAAATCGAAAGCGTAGACTTCAGTTACGCATACGCGTTGGGCAGTGACACAGCAGGCTTTGCAGTGAGCAGGGCGCTGATTGACGAGGCTTTACTTAATGGTCAAACACAAAGGGTCAGCCAATGACGTGGGTTAGCACTTACGGTTACAATAGCCAGCCAAATGATGCGGGTGTAGTTGGTGGTTTTGCGAAGTCCGTGCAGTACGGAACAACCGCTAATGTCGTGCGCGCAATGAACGTTGGGCAGCAGCAAAACTTTACGCAGCGCTTAGTGGCTCAGCGCTCTAACCCCTTCGCACAACCCGCTGATGAGACTGACGACATCTACAGTGTGGCGGCGAGCGTGGCATCTGACCTTAGCCTAACACCGATGCAGTTTAGCGAGCTTCGCCGGGATGCGCGTTACTTGGCAAACGGTAAGTATGCGTCTTTTGACCAAGATGTTCGTGACCAGGGGGCTTTTATTGCAAAGCGCGACAAAACCCTAGAGGGTGCCGGTGTTGCCGCAACCCTGCTTGCTGGGGTGTTAGACCCGGTGGACCTAAGCGTGGCCGTTGCTACAGGCGGCACAGTGGGTGTGCTGTCAAAAGGTGCGCGCCTGGCAAAATCCACTTCAGTAATTGCGCAGCGTCCTTTTGCCAGCGGTTTCGTTGCTGAAGGTGGCGTTGAAGCTGCGATGCAGCCCTTACGCGGAACACTTAGTGGTCGAAACGAGGTTGACCCCACAAGCATCATTGCCGCTGGGTTGTTTGGTGGCGTGGGTAGCAGCTTGATTGCAGGGTCTACAAGCAAGCAACTTCGGAACATTGAAGCAGTAGCCGCTCTTAACCCTAGCGAGCGCAACGTTTTGCGCTTGGTTAACAGCGCGAGCGCAGGCGATGCAGCAACGCAGCCGGTGCGGGTATTTGGGCAAGATTCCATATTAGGTAATGTTTACGAATGGCTAAGCCCACGACGCAGCGCGCAAATGAGCAAGCTAAGCGAGGTCAACGAAACAGCGCGCTTGCTCGGGGGCATCCTGCAAGAAAACACTGACGGCAAGATTAGTGCTGGCGCGCCAGAGTTTGAAGCAGAGGTCCGCTTGTTTGATGCGGAGGACGCACAAGGATTGGCTATTCTGCACCAAACTATTATGGGTGCACTTGAGGACACACCAGTGTCAGTAGACCAAATGCTAGTCGCCGTAGAACGCTACCGCCGATTCCGAAACGCTGGCAAAGAAATTACAGCCGACGACTTGCGCTTAGATGCAGAAGTGTTTGCAAAGTTGCGGCCGCAGATTGACGAAATTGCGCAGACCCTTGACCAGTTTTACGACCAAAAACGTGCGCAAATGGTCGAGAGCAATATCTACCAAAGTGACATTCTTACCGAACTGTCAGGCGCTACTTATAATAAAAGAGCGTTTAACTACCGGAACATTGTTGCCTTGGGCAATATTCTTGAAGACAAAAAAATGCACAAGTTTGTTGCTGCTGCGATTGTCGCTAAGCAAGGCTTGCCCAAGGAGTACATTGCGCGCAAGGCAGCGCTTGGTGAGGTGCAGTTAGACGGCATCCGCATTGATGACTTTGGCGACGGGGCCACAATTGAATTTAAGACCGCGTTTATCCTGCGCGAGTACGACGCTGCTGTTACCGCCAAAGCCAAGCGCTATATGGATAAGCTTGGTGCAGCGTACTATGACAATGTTAAAGGCCGACTAAACGGTGCACGCGACGGACGCTCTGATTACTTTACATCAGACGATCTTGAGGAAGAGATTGTCCAAGCGTTAATGCGCGATTTTAACGCGGGTGCGACGGACGTGGAAGCGGCTGAAATGGCAGAGCTTGTGACAAGCATTCTCGTGCGGAAGACGCGGCCTGACAGCAAAAGACCTGACGCAGATTTTTTGAACAGCAAGCTTGCACTAGATGACACCTTTAGCATGTCCCTTAAGGAGCTAGGGTTTGACGACGCAGACGTAGCAAGACTATCCGTAGGGCTAGATGACGCGTTAGGTAGTCAGCGGATCAGCAAAGGCGACCGTATAAGCTTTGAAGATTTAATCATAAGTGACGCTGTAAATTTGGCCAATTCCGCACGCTGGGGAGCCAATAGGCTTAGTGTGCTAGGCAAGCGGGGCATCCTCAAAGACGACGACACTGTTGCTACCAAAGTGCGCCGGATGCGTAAGCAATTTGAAGACTACAAAGAAAAAGCAAAAAAGCGTGGGACTAGCGTTAAGACGATTGAGCGGGAAAAGCACCGCGTCAATCGTGGCATCTTTGACCTTATGACTTCGGCGGGGCGCAACCCGAACAGAGCGTACGACGAAATGATTGACGTGGACCCTGTAACCCGCAGTCAAGTTGCAAGCTTTGATTCAGCCTTTGGCCAGATAACAAATGGCGCACGCAACCTGACAACGGCAGTTTTTCTGCCCCAAGTTTTGTTTGCGCAAATACCGGAGTTTGTCCAAGTGCTGTCCACAGTGGGTGGGGGCAATGTGCGCTTCTGGAACGAAAACTTTAACATCATCAACGACCTGCGCAGGGCGTCGAAGAGCGGCAGGTTTGATACGCAGACCGCCGAAGACATGGTGTACGTTGCCGGGATTGACCCAACAAACAGCATGTTCCGCTTTGACCGGCCAGACTTAAACATGCGCGCTGAAGGCAATTCCCTGGCAGCAAAATTCTACAACTTTTCGGGCGCAGTGCGAGATAAAATGATGGGCCTCAATTTGCTGAAGCCAATCACGATGCAAATGCGTGCTTTAACATATCGACGCAGCGTGGCCAACTTGTACAAATCGGCGAACGGTGAGGCCACGCCTTTTGATGAGTACGACCTAGCCGTGGTCATGAACCTCCCCGAAGGGCCACAGCGTGACTTAGCCTTTGATCTGATTAAACGATTTGCTGAAGTGGACGCTGACACAGGTGCGGTGCGTAGCTTGCGGACAGACCTTTGGCATGACGTAGGTGAGTCTGCGTCATTGCTTGCCGATGACTTAGAGCTGCGCTTGAACGAATTTGCGCACCGATTAGTCCAAGAAAGCAGCATGGGTATGTCTCCCGCGATGCTGCAAGGTGGACTCATGAAATACTTTACCCAGTTTATGACGTACAGCCTTAACGCTTTTGAAAAGCAAGCCGTGCCGCTGAACGCCAGGGTGCGCAGTGGAAACGCTGAGAAAGCCCGTATGATCCTTTATGGGGGATTAGGGGCGAGCATGATGATGTACCTAAGCAAGTTGTACCTAAGCACTTTAGGAATGAGTGAGACTAAGCGCCGAGAGCGTTTTGAAAAGGGGTTGGCTCCTTCCCGTGTCGCTCAAATGAGCATTAGCTACATTCCAGCAATGGCAGCGCCTATGACTTTTATTGCTCCCATGCTCCAAATCATGAGCAACGCGGGGCAAGAAACACAGCTTAGCCGTGGGGCGATTCCAACTGCGCCCACCCTCCAAGCCGCCACCGGGCTACTTGATAGCATGCAAGGTGCAAAGCGCTTGCTGACTGGCGATCCCACAGAGTATTCGACCACGCAATTGATGCGGTATATAAGTATGGGGGCAAGTCAGCTTCCGTACGTCGTGCCTTTCACAAATTCAGCAGCCGCAGGTCTCGCGGGTGAGCCAGCTACCTATGGCTTTGGAGCTATGACACCGAAGGACGAAGGACAGTAATATGGCCTATACACCAAACACGTACAGTACGGACGGCAGCGTTCGTGATTTTAACATAACCTTCCCGTTCCTTCGGGAATCCGACGTGCGCGTAACTGTATTCGATAGCGCAGGTAATGAGCTCACGGAAGCAGCGGACTATGATGTAGCCGTGCAGAAACCGGACGCGTCGTTTCAGATACGCTTAGTGCAAAACGGAACGATTAATAACCTTGGTGGTGGGACAGCACTTGCGGCTGGAAGCACAGTTACAATTAGCCGCGCTACAGACATTTCGTCTCTTGTCACAGTGTTCCAGGACGGCGCGTCGCTGCGAGCAGACGACATTAACGCGCTCATTACGCAGATTAACTTTGCGCTTGCTGAGTTTGGCCAGAACACTACGTCTGCCTTGGGCAAAAACATTACTCAAACAGCGTGGGACGCGACAAGCCTGCGCATCACGAACCTCGCGCAGCCCACCGCAAACAACGACGCTGTGCGCAAAGTCGATGTAGACAGCGGCATTGGGCCAGCCATCACGACCGTGGCCGGAATCGCGAGCGACGTGACAAGCGTGGCGAGCGGCACGGATACCAGCGGCAGACTGCACCGCCTCAACATCGAGGACGTGGCTGACGACTTAAACCTTGGCGTGAACAGTGACATTACGACAGTTGCGACCGACATTCGCACCGGTGGTAACAACCACGTTCAAGCCGTCAGCAACAGCATCGCAAACGTGGACATCCTCTCCGGCAACGACACGGATGGCACGGCGCATCTGGTCAACATAGAGACTGTTGCGGAAGACCTGACTGGCACCAACACTATCGGCACAGTCGCGGGGTCCATCGCGAACGTCAACACACTGGCAGGCAACGATGCAGGCGGCACAGCCCACCTCACGAACATCAGCGGCCTCGCGCCTCAAGCCACTAACATCGGTACGCTAGCGACTGGCACTGATAGCGGAGGCACTGCGTACCTGACGCATCTTGCTAACGCGGCGACAAACGCGGCAGCAGCGAACGCGGCGCTTGAGGCGTTCAACAGAACGTACCTCGGAGCCTACAGCGCGGACCCTACGGTGGACGGTAACGGAGACGCGCTGACTGACGGCGACCTGTACTTCAACAGCGCGACAAACAATCTGAAGTTCTACGACGCGGGTAACGGCGTGTGGATCACGCTCAACAATGCCGTCCAAGTTAACTCGGCTGCGACGCTCAGCGCGGTCGGCGACGCAAACTTTGGCACACTGGCTGAAGACGACTTCATTGTTCGCGACGGCAGCAACCCGGCCAAGTGGGTAAACAAGACGCCTGCCCAGTCGCGCTCAGCATTGGGGCTTGGCACGGCGGCAGTGCAAAACGTAGACGCCTTCGCGACAGGCGCAGAAGGCAACCTAGCATCCTCCGCGCTGCAACCAAACGCAGCAGCAGACTTTGGGTCGCACGCTATCAAGTACAGCAATGTTTATAGCACCCTTTCTGACCTGCAAGCCGTAAGTGCCAGCACCTACCACGGCATGTTCGCGCACGTTCATGCGACAGGCAAAGGCTACTTTGCTCACGCGGGTAACTGGGTGGAACTAGCAAATCAAACTGACGTTAGCGACAAGGCCACTTCAGGCTTCGCCATCGCAATGTCCATAGTGTTTTAAAGATAGGAATCAAACATGCCGAACATTACCAAAGTCACCAGTCTGCAAGGCGAGACCGTCAACGGACAGGCCACGACAACGACAGCCTACAGCCTTAGCGGTGTGGCTGACGACACGGGCACCCCTCTCTACACCACGCTGAAAACCAACCTGCTGCTGGTGGCTAACCCGCACGCCAGCACAGACGCAGTCGCAACCATTAGCTTTACCCCAAACGGCGGCGCGGCGCGCAATCTTGCAGTCGTCACCATCCCTGCACAGGCCTCGCTCGATGTGCTGAGCGGCCCACTCTACGTCAACGCAAGTGACGCCCTAGGAGTAGCAGTCACCGGCACTAACGTGGACGTGACGGTTAGCTACGAGAAGTTGATGAACAGCGAGGACTAGCAACCATGGGACGCAAACATCAGTTCATCGGCGGAATCATCGGGGCCAGTCCGTTAGCGCCTCCACCCTCAATCGACGTTTTAGTCGTAGGTGGCGGCTCGGCTCGGACACGCCTTCTTGGGGCTGTGTCCTACGCGAGCGGCGGTAACGGGGGTTCTGTGGTCCGCAGGACTTCTTTCAGTGCTGAGTTGGATGCTGTTTACGCCGTCACTATCGGTGCAGGGGCCACTTCACTTAACGGCACCTCTAATATCGGCAATCACCTTAATGCGGACGGAGGTTCCACGAGTTTTGGGACGCTTACGGCTGCTGGGGGCGTTGGGTTATACTCAAACCACTTAGCCAATGCAAATTACACCAACAAGACCAGCGCCGACATTGACGGTGTGGTCAGCTCTTACAGCGCAGCGGCAGACGGGGGGTCGCTAAATACACGGGGTGCAAGAGGCTCAGGTGCTGGGGGTTCAGCGACAGGGTCTGTGCCGGGGGCGGCATACGGATATTCGGTAAACGGTACGGACGTGAACACCAACATCAGCGCGGGTGGGAACTGGAGCACATACGGATCCACCGCCAGCTCGGTATCCACCAGTGGCACACCTTATGGCCGTGGCGGGCAAGGGGGTCACAACGTCGCCTGTCCCGGCGGAGACGGGGTTGTTTACGTCGCGTATCCTACCTCTTCGATCAGCTCTTATGTCTGGACTGGTGCCACCTCCGACCTGACGCCAATAACGTCGGTTGCTGATTACACCGTCCTACGGATCACCGGAGACGGCAACTTTAGTGTGGCCGCATAGGAGAGCGATATGACAAAAGACATAATCACAAGCGGCGTCTTCAGCCTCGGGTCACTCGGCGGTGACGGGGCTTCAACCACACGTCCAACACGGCGCTGGGGTGGGATCACCGGGCGGTCTCTGGTGGATACCTCGACCGACATCGAGTACATCATCGTCGGCGGAGGCGGTGGTGGCGGTGGCTATCACGGCGCTGGCGGCGGTGGCGGCGGCGTACTGTATGGCACGGCAACGCCCACTACATCATTTGCACTAACTGTTGGTGATGGCGGTGCTCGCAACGCTAATGGCGGAGACTCTGAGGCGCTTGGTCTGACTGCGATTGGGGGCGGTTCTGGTGGCGCAGGATCTGACAGCGGCGGCGATGGTGGCTCAGGCGGCGGTCGTGGCGGCTGGACTGGTAGTTTTTCAATCGGCCTCGGGACTGCTGGCCAAGGCTATAATGGCGGTGATTTTATCCAAGTTATTGCCAGTCCACCCGCTGGCGTAGGCGGCGGCGGCGGCGGTGCTGGTGGCGTAGGCGTCGATGCAGGGTCCAATCGGGCTGGCTCAGGGGGCATCGGCCTAACAAACGCATTCCTAAACACGCTGCAATACGGCCAGTATTCTGGCGGAAACTACTACGTCGCTGGCGGCGGCGGTGCTGGTGGTTGGCAAAGTGAGAGCGTTTTGCAAGGTAATGGCGGCGTTGGTGGTGGCGGTCGAGGCGGCTACGGCAGCAGCACCAACTACCAAAGCGGCACCAACGGCTTTGGCGGCGGCGGTGGCGGCAAGCAGCAGAATACAAGCGTATCTGGTGCAGGGTCCGGTGGCTCAGGCGTTGTAATCCTGCGCTACCCAAGCACCGCTACGCTAAGCATCCCCTCAAGCTTAACTTACACGCATGATGACACGACAGTCGCAGGATTTACGATCACCACATTCACAGGTGGCACTGGTACTGTAGAGGTGGCATCCGGCGGCCTCCAAACGACCGGCGTGATGAGCCTCGCCGAACACTACCAAACAAAAATCTAAGGAAATCAATATGTTAGACACGACGAAAAACTGGTACGCTAGCAAGACAGTATGGGCCGTACTGGTCATGCTGGGAAGCGTCGCGGCGCGCAACGCCGGGATCGACCTCGGGCCTTTTGAGGACGAGATCAGCGGCCTGATTCTGGATGGCGTCGCGCTTGTCGCTGGGGCTGTGGGCCTGTGGGGTCGCGTGGTTGCGACTACTAAGCTGACCGGCTAACGGAGATGACCGACGTGACTGAAGAAGAAATTGCAACAATCGCAAGGAATGCAGCGACGCAAGCAGTTGAGGAAACTCTGCGTCGATTGAATCTTAACGATGACGAAAGTGGGCAAGACGTGCACGATTTACGCGAGCTACTTTCGTCCTGGCGCAGCGCAAAGCGAACTATGTGGACGACCGTTGTTCGCAGCTTCACGCTGTTTGCTTTGGGCGCAATTGCTTTGGGCGTCGTTATGCAATTTCGCAAGAATCTAGGAGACTAAAATGACAGACAGTACCGAGCATCTGCAAGAGTTGCACAGCGCTTTGGCTAGTGATCTTCTTGCGCGTATTCAATCCGGCGAGGCTACCGCGCAAGAACTAAGCGTGGCTGTTAAGTTTCTTAAAGACAATCACATAGAAGCAATAGCTACACCGGATAACGATCTTGGGAAACTAATGGCCCACGCCCCAATCTTTGACGACGACGGCCCTGCAACATTTAATTAGGATTTTACCATGAGCCTTTACAAAAACATCAATGCTCGAAAAAAAGCTGGCACAAGCCGCAGTAAAAAAGACAGCACGGTGTCTGCTAAATCTTACAAGCAGATGAAAAACAAAACCGGCGGTTTTCGCAAAAAGTAAAACCCCGCGCCTGGGTGGAAGCGCGGGGTCAACTAGGGAGGAGGAAGCGACAAAACAAACCGTGTGGGAGAACACAACTTTTTAAGCGAGGCCTCTTAATAAACGTACGAAAGCGCATGAGATTTGTCAACGGATGTATTCAAAAAAGATTTTCGCAAGTTCCTCTGGCTTGTTTGGCAGCACATTGGTTTGCCCGACCCAACGCCAGTCCAGTACGACATAGCGAATTACATTCAGGGCGGGCCGAAGCGAAGCATTATTCAAGCGTTTAGAGGTGTCGGCAAATCATACGTAACAAGCGCCTACTCTGCGTGGATTTGGCTTAATGATCCTAACGCTAAGGTATTAGTTGTATCCGCAAGCAAAGAGCGCAGCGACGCCTTCTCCACGTTTACTCAGCGCATTATCTCAGAGCTACCTATTACGCAGCATTTGCAGCCGAGTATCGAGCAGCGAAACAGCAAGGTTGCCTTTGATGTTGGCCCCGCGACTGCAAGCCACGCACCTAGCTGTAAGTCTGTAGGCATCACGGGCACTATCACCGGGTCACGCTGCGATTACTTAATTGCAGATGACGTAGAGGTTCCGAACAACAGCGCGACGCAACTGATGCGCGACAAACTCAGCGAGCTAGTCAAAGAGTTTGACTCAGTGCTTTCGCCAGGTGGCCGCATCATATACCTGGGCACGCCGCAAACAGAAGACAGCTTGTACACGCGGCTGCAAGAACGCGGCTATAGCACGCGGATTTGGCCTGCGTTGAAGCCTAGTGAGAACGAGGAAGTTGGCTACGGTGGCACGCTTGCGCCGTACATCAGTCAGCTTGACGCCCCCGCTGGTAGCACCGTGGACCCGCATCGTTTCTCCGAGACAGACCTGGCCGAACGACAAGCAAGCTACGGTAAAGCCGGGTTTGCCTTACAGTTCCAACTCAGTACAAGCATGTCGGATGCTGATCGTTATCCGCTAAAGATGCGCGATGTTCTTTTCATGCCGCTTGACCCCGAGACAGCGCCAATGAGTCTGACGTGGGGTCCGATTGACGACCGCATGATACGACACGTGCCGAACGTGGGAATGAAAGGTGACGGCATGTACGAGCCTATGGCCGTCAGCACAGTCACCAGCCCGTATACCGGAAGCGTCATGGCGATTGACCCCAGCGGACGCGGCGCTGACGAAACCGGATACGCCGTCGTCAAGATGCTTAACGGCTACCTGTTCGTTCACGAATGCGGTGGGCTCAAAGGTGGTTACGACGAAGAGACTTTGGGCATCCTGGCAAGCATTGCAGAACGCAATAAGGTCAACGCGGTCATCACTGAGTCCAACTTTGGTGACGGCATGTTTACCGAACTGTTCCGCCCGGTGCTTCATCGTTCTCACAAATGCTTGGTCGAAGAGGTACGACACAGCAAACAGAAAGAGCGCCGCATGATTGACACCTTGGAGCCGGTCATGATGCGCCACAAACTTGTAGTGGACCCGAAGGTGGTCGAGACGGATTACCGCTCAGCTAACGCGTATGAGGCCACTCAAAGATTAAGCAAGATGCTCATCTACCAGATGACGCGATTGACCTCCGAGCGAGGCGCACTGCGGCACGATGATAGAATCGACGCGCTTAGCATCGCAGTGGCGTACTGGTCCGAACAGATGGCGGTGGATGAAGCAAAAGGTATAGCCCGTCAGAAACAAGAAGCTTTAGACAACGAGCTACGCAGCTTCATAAAGCTAGCGGGGAAACACGCGCCCCGGCCACGCTGGGTGGATACCTCTAGGTAAACATGGAGATTCTACAGACGTAGTGAGAACACGACGCTTATGCAGGCGAAGCAAAAGCTTGGCGATTGCGCACTGAAAGTCGTGCCAAAGAAACGAACATAAAAGAGCAGACCTTAAGGCTTAAGCTCTTAGTTTATACTTAGTGATTAAGCTTTATGTTTTATAAGGATTTTCTTTGGCTAGACTTTCAGTGCGCAATCGTCACGTTCTAGCTACGCCTGTATTACGCCAAGCTCCTGCTACGCCTGCACAAATCGCCATGTGCTTAAACTCGGGCAGAAGCTCTAAGTACCGGGGGTCAAACTAGGCGATTCTCGCGCTCATGTCAAATCGCTTTTGATACAAAAATGTGAACGCTAGTTCTAAGAGAGCGGCGCGTCGTGACCCCCCTCTGCCCCCCTGTTTGCCTCTTGTTTTGCCCACGTCCCACGAATAAACCTAGCGATTACAGCACGGTAACACGCATTGTTAGTGCGTTGTGCATGCCGTGGGGCACGATATGGGCACCTAGACGCATACAATAGTACGTAAGTGTTAGCGCGGGCCCCATGTCCACATTCACGTTAACCTGGGCGCTTGCCTGGGGCGTACCTGGTCAGTGTGTCGTATGCGTACCCGCATGTTTTCTCTCACGTTAACGATTGACTTAACGCAAATAAGAAAATAAGGAAGCTAACAGCGGGGGCGCAATCGGTGCGTTCACGCATTTAACCAATAGGGAGAAACACAATGTCACAGCAATGCACGGGGGGAAGCATAATGGTTTACGAAATGAAGCTGAAGCTACGCCATGCCGCTAGGCACGATTATGTAGACTACATGCGACGCGAGTTTGCGCGGTATGGGTTTACGCGTTCGCCACTTACAAATAGTCAAATAGTGCACTGCTGGCGTGCGGGTCTAGACTTTGAGCGCTGTCATGGCGTGGGCTGTGACGTGAACAGCGGGTACACGTTTTGGCGTGCCGTTGAAGTGAACGGGGGGCAAGCGTAATGTTGAACCCAGACAATAGAGACTTTGCGCTTGCGCTTGTGCAAGACGAAGGTTTCGACACAGAAGCAATGCTGATTGCGTGCCTTGTTTATATGTCTAACGACGATGTGGGCGACATGTTGCACAGCAACGAGTACCCCACGCCAGACGACGAGGGGTGCAGTGATGCCTACGATGCACAAGCTTAGCAACTATCGCACAACGTGGTTCGCTGAAGGCACCACGGGGGGCGTGACGTACGCAGAAACACAGATTGTTTCGTGGACGCAAGACACAGTGACGCTGAACAGTGGCGGCTATGAGACTGTCACGACAAAGCGCAAAATGAACCAAGCGTCTAATCAATTCGCGCTTGGCTTTGGCGTCTATCAGCGCAAAGACAAATGGTACGTGGACGATGCACAAGGAAACGTGCACGAATTCCACGATGGAATTACCTTGCGTCGCTAATTGCGTGCGTGGTCGTACCTGTTGCGGCCACGCGCTTAATCACTAGGGAGAACGATAAA